GGCAAAGAAGTAGTAAGGTGGGATCGTATGTTTCAAAAACATTAATATACAATGAAATAAAAACACGATTTGATTTACCTCTACCAGATCTAACTGAAGAGGAGTTAGAACTTTATTACTTCATGTATAACTCTAAAGCAATTAGTGTGCATAAACAATTTTCTGATTATGGAACTTAAACACTGGTTAAACTCAATCAATTTTACAAAGGAGAATCTTTTTGAAGATGAACCTGAAGCAAAGTATCCAGCATTTGTTGTGAACAAATGTTTATCTGGATCTTTGGATTCTGTTTTGTTTGCTAATGAGATGAATAAATCTCATTTTCTTGATAAGAGGATGCAGTATGATTTTTATTTAAATTCTCTTAGAAAGAAGAAGAGGTTTGCACCTTGGTTAAAGAAAGGTAAGGTTGATGATTTGGAAGCAGTTAAAAAGTATTATGGTTATAGTGAAGAGAAGGCACAACAAGCAATGACTATTCTTTCAAAAGAACAGATTAAATATATCAAACAGAAGCTAAACACTGGGGGAAGAATGTGAGGATTCTTAGTATAGATTTAGATTTTATATCTGCACCAGCAATTAATGATTTCTGGAACAGTGGGATGAGTCAGCATGAGATAGAAAATCATCCTGTAGTTAAATGGAAGTATATACAATCTAAGATGCCTGAGGTATTTGAATCCATATCTCAAAAGATAGATGTGGATAATTATGATTTTTGTTTAAGAACTTTTATAAGAGCATTAAAGAACTGTAAGGATGTTCATTTTGGATATGATCATGATGCTATTCTATATGGATTGAAAGACTATACATCTATAGATGTGGTTAATATTGATCATCATAGTGACATACTAACAAATGGTATGGAAACTACAGAACAAGAAATTAAATATGTTGATGAGGATGAGAGAGTTGCTGAAGGTAATTGGGGATACTATTTACATTCTCAAGGAAGATTAAACTCATGGCATTGGATTTTAAATTTACATAGTGAAGAGTTTACTGATACTTTATTGGGTGATCATTTATTTGGTGATAAGTTTAGTTGGTCTTTTAGAGAGGATTATGATTTTGGAAACTATGAGTTTGATCAGATATTTGTTTGTTTGTCACCATCATATATTCCACCATTACATTGGCATATGTTAGGAACTTTTGTTAGAGTGTATGAAGAGCTGAGTGGTAAAAAGATTGAAGTTGATTATCTCCATAGAAAGTATGAGATGGAGAAATATTATAAAGGGGTGACTAATATAATATATCCTGAACCAACAGAATCGATTTCTATTGATGCGAATAAATTATCTTAGTCAAGAAGGTCATAGTATTATAAGGCAGTCTGAGTTTAAAGACTCAAGTGGTATGCCATATAGAAGGTGTCCATGTTTTAATCATAAGAACGAAAGAACTTTTATAGTATCATCACCTATTGATTATGAGTTTAGAGTTGATGAACCTATAGATAAGAATTTCTTACATTACAATCAAGAACATCTTGATACACTAGTCTTTCATTTGACTACTCCTCATTTTTTATTATGGACACATGATGATAATATTTGGTTAGAAGCAAATGATCATCCAATGACATCGTTAGATAATAATTTAATCATGGTTCCTGGTTGGGTTCATTTATCTACTTGGCCTTCTAAAGCAAGTATTGGATTTGTTGTAGTTGATAAGGATAAACCAGTTACCATTAGAAAAGGTGACCCTCTTTGTAGGTTATCATTTCATTCCTCAGATTTAAATGATGAAGTCAACTTGAATAAGATAGAGGATCGTGGTATAATCAATGAGATACAAGAAATCTACGAAACTAAAAGGGAAGAGGCAATGGATAATGGTACTTGGAAAGATAGGTTATTTACTAAAGGAAAGTCTAAGTGTCCTTTTGCAAGAATTATTTACTAAATACCATTACGAAACTGAATTAAAACGATGAGTGTAGTGACTGAGCCGACTGTTAATTGGTCGCCCGACCAGATGGTCGAAGTATCATTAGGTGAACCAGATGATTTCTTAAAGGTAAGAGAGACCCTAACTCGTATAGGTGTAGCATCTCGTAAAGAAAAGAAATTATATCAATCTTGTCATATCCTTCATAAACAAGGAAGATATTTTATAGTACATTTTAAAGAACTCTTTGCTCTAGATGGAAAGAGGGCAAACCTTACTATTAATGATGTACAGCGTAGGAATCGTATTGCACAACTACTTGCTGATTGGGGTTTAATAAAGATTTTGAATGCAGATCAGATAGCTGACATAGCACCATTAAATCAAATAAAAGTTTTATCTTTTAAAGATAAAGGTGACTGGATCCTTGAAACCAAGTATAATATAGGAAGGAAAAAAACGGAGGAAGAATCCTGAAGAAGTTTATTTTTGATGTCGATGGGACTTTGACACCTGCTAGAAAAACTATAGAACCTGAGTTCTTACATTTCTTTTATGAGTTTTCTACTTGTAATGATGTGTACTTAGTTACTGGTAGTGATAGAGAGAAGACCATAGAACAGGTAACACCTGGAATATACAACAATGCTAAGAGAGTTTATAACTGCTCTGGTTCTGATGTGTATGAAGGGGATGTTAGTGTCTATAGGGATGACTGGGAGTTACCTAGGGATGTAGAGATGCATCTAGAAAATGAATTACTATTCAGTAAGTTCCCTGTTCGTAATGGGAATCATATTGAGAGAAGACCTGGTGGTGTCAACTTTAGTATTCTAGGCAGAGGTCTTACATGTTTTGTTGAGAGAGAAGAGTATGTAAAGTGGGATAAAGAAACTGATGAAAGGAAAGAGATTGCTAGAAGACTTAAGATGAAGTTTCCAGATCTTGAAGTTAATATAGGAGGACAGACTGGATTGGATCTAGGAGCACCAGGAAGTAATAAGAGTCAGATTCTAAGAGATTTTAAATTGGGTGATGAGTTGCATTTCTTTGGTGATATGATGGAAGAGGGTCAAAATGATTATGCTTTAGCGAAAGCAGTACAAGATGTGGGCGGTTCTTCCCACTGTGTTAATGGGTGGAAAGATACTATGATGTTACTAAATAAAGTGTAGTCGCCGTAAGGGACTATACAATTAAACACTCGCTTTTAAAGGAGGCATCATGTCTAACATACAAAGATTTCATGCTGAAAGCTTGCCTGATCTTATGGATAAGATCACCAAGAATAGCATAGGACTCGACAATTATTTTGATAGATTCTTCGATCTACAAACACAATCAAATTACCCACCATACAATCTCATTCAAGTAAACAATACTGAATCTAGATTAGAGATTGCTCTAGCAGGATTCAAAAAGGATGAGGTTAAAGTCTACACAGAGTATGGTAAATTAATTGTAGAAGGTCACAAGGAAGAGAAGAAAGAGGAAAACTATACCCATAGAGGACTTGCACAAAGATCCTTTGATAGGTCATGGACTATCGCTGATGAAACAGTAGTCAAAGAAGTCTTGTTTGAAGACGGATTACTAACTGTCACACTTGGTAAGATCATACCAGATCATCACGCTCGTAAAGACTGGATCTAACACAAGGGGGTTTACATACCCCCTTTTTTAATGTATAATATCTTTGTTAGGTTGATCGCCTAACACGGGAGTGACTGAATAAACTTGCTGGCATAAGGCTAGTTAAGGTGATGTGTCAGAGGTGGTGCTCGCTAGAGGAGTCTCTAGAATCGACTTACCAGTCGGGACATATACAGTGCGGTAAAAATCTACTCAATGTAGCAATGCCCCTCACTTGTTGGTAAACATGAACCCAACCTCCCACCCTAAATATTCTAAAAAAAGATGTCAATTAAAGTCACTATATTAAATGATGGCACACAACTTCTTTGTGATTTAAAAGAAGTTGTTGATCCCAGTGATAGAGGAGTACAGTACCTTGTTACTAAACCTTTTGAGATAGTCTATACACCAGAGGTTAGACTGAAGGAAGAGAATGCTGGTACTGAATCACAAGTCAATAAAGTAGGACTTAAGAGTTGGATGGATATCTCTGAAGATAGTACTTATATTATTAATCCAGCAACAGTTACTACAATTTGTGACCCAGTTAACGATTTAAAATTAATGTATCAGGAGTTGACCAATGGTTAAGGTTCTTGTTTTAAAAATGGATTCTAAAGTATTAGTTTCTAAGATTAGAGAAGTAGGTGCTGAAGTTGGTGAACCAGATTGTGAGTTAACTGATCCTGTCGAGTTTAGACTT